CTCGCTGGTGGCGCTGATAACGCGCCGGGGAGGTTCAGGTGGTACTAAATGACCCGTCAGCAACTGTTAACGCGCTGCTCTGCGCAGGGGTGGTAATAACCCTGATGTTCTACCGCCGGGGTGATTCCCGGCATCGTCCGTGGGTATCGCGTCTGGCATGGTTGATCACTGTGACTTACAGTGCAGTGCCACTGGCCTATCTGTGCGGCATTTACCCTCATTCTTCATGGGCCACGATTGGGGCCAACATCATTTTCCTGTCCGTGCTGGTGGCCGTCAGAGGCAACGTTGCACGTCTGGTTGATCATCTGAGGCACTAATGAATCAACAACAATTTCAGCAGGCGGCTGGTATAAGCGCCGGATTAGCTGCGCGCTGGTTTCCGCACATTGATGCAGCAATGAAGGAGTTTGGCATCACTGCGCCGCTCGATCATGCGATGTTCATCGCGCAGATGGGGCATGAGTCCGGCGGGTATGAAAAGCTGGTGGAAAGCCTGAACTACGCAGCCGATCGTCTTGTTCCCGTATTCGGCAAGCACCGTATCACGGCACAGCAGGCTGCCGCGCTCGGCAGAACGGCAACGCAATCGGCAAATCAGAAAGCGATTGCTAACCTGGTTTATGGCGGCGAGTGGGGCAAAAAGAACCTGGGCAACCAGGTTGCCGGTGACGGGTGGAAATATCGCGGGCGCGGGCTGAAGCAAATCACAGGGTTAAGCAACTATCGCAAATGCGGTCTGGCGCTAAAACTTGATCTGGTTACGCAGCCGGAATTGCTGGAACAGGACGAAAATGCAGCGCGTTCCGCAGCGTGGTTCTTTGCCACCAGCGGATGCCTTGTGTATTCCGGCGATGTGGAACGTATCACGATCATCATCAACGGCGGTAAAAACGGTCTTGATGACCGCCGTCGTCGGTTCAATCTGGCAAAAGCCGTGCTGGTGTGAGGCTGCTATGGGAATTGAAATGATTATCGGGCTGGCCGCAGCGGTGATTGCCGTTATCGCTGGTGCTTTTGGTTTCGGCCATGCGCGCGGCACCAGTAAAGCGGAAGCCAAAGCAGACAAGCAGCGCACCGAAGAGAACGCAGCGGCGACCGTTGCGGTGGCAGAACGTAAAGCTGAAGTCACTAAAGAGGCCAGTAATGCCCAGCAGACTGTTAATCACATGCCTGATGACGACGTTGATCGTGAGCTGCGCGAACAATTCTCCCGCCCCGGTGGTGGTTGATACTGCGTGCAGTTGGGTGCGCATCATCTACCTGACTGACCACGATATCGATGTGCTGGATAAGCAGACGAAGCGCGACATCCTGGCGCATAACAAATCAGTGCAGGTTAACTGCAAGAAGGAGTCTGCCCGTGAACGCAGAGAACCTAAGTGAAGCGTATTACATCAATAACGAGATAAAAGAACTACAGCGGCTGAAAGGTATACTGGAAAGTGGTGCCGGGCTTGGTGTGACAATCCAGTCCGCCTATCAAGATAATGCCTTTCTTGAGGCTATACGCCCACATGCAGTGGCCGAACTTGACCGCCGTATTGAGGGAAAGAAAGCCGTGTTGGTTAATTTGGGTATCTCCTTCTCCTGATGTCACAGGCATTTAGTGAATGCCTGTGACAAAGCTAAATGGCATCAAGCATGCGATGATGATTGGTTAATAATTGAGCTATGCATGGTATAATAAGCCCCATTCATTGAAAGGTTAACCACCATGTCATTTTTCGATTATGCAATGCAGCGTGTTGGGCTTGCAGCCAATATGACTGTCATGTGCCCGATATGCGGACATAAATCCATACACTCGACCACGAAAGTACGCCAGCAACAGGCGTTACTTTGCCCTAAATGTAAATCGCTGTTTGTCATTCACAGGTAGTGGGTCGCGATACAAATAACCCTAGGCCTCGCAATAGCGGGGCTTTTTTATGCACTCAAATGACAATATTTCTCATTTTCAAAAGGTACTCCTGGCGATTCTGAACACCGAGGGGGCGAGGACACGCGGAAAACGGCTGGTTTTTTGCATTTTATCGGCATCATCATCATTCCCTTAACTTGTTGATATTTCAGTCGTGAAATTATTCACGATGTCGAAATGGTTAATTATTGTTCATCATCATGGATAACGAACTGAAAAACCTTCGCCTCAATATCAATCAGCTGGCAGCGGTGACCGATCTTCATCGTCAGACGATTTCCAGCAGACTGAATAACGTTGAGCCTGCTCCGGGCAGTAATTCTCGTCTCAAGCTTTATTCTGTTGTCGATATTCTCCGGGAACTGCTGGGCCGAACCACGGCACCCGAGCTGGTGGATATCGATAAGATGTTACCGCCGGATCGTAAGGCGTGGTTTCAGTCCGAACGCGAGAGGCTTAAATTCCAGCAGGAAACAGGTGATTTAATCCCGGCATCGACAGTGACCCGAGAATTTTCATCGCTGGCAAAAGCCGTCGTTCAGGTGCTGGAAACGCTGCCGGATATTCTTGAACGTGATTGTGCGATGACGCCTGCAGCTGTCGTTCGGGTGCAAAAAGTCATCGATGACCTGCGGGATCAGATAGCCCTGAAGGTTGAGCAGGCAGATACGCCGGAACAGGAGGACAGTTCGCCAGAAGAGGAGTAAGCCATGCGACAGGCCACGGCGGCGGAGCTAAGAAAAAACACTGCCGGGATCATCAGAGCACCGCGTCGAATGCCTGTAGCCGAAGCCGTACATAAATATATGCGTGTTCCGGTCGGCGTGGGTAACTCCGTTGAGTGGGATCCTAATCTTGCCCCTTATGTTGTGGAGCCGATGAACTGCCTGGCATCACGCGAATATGATGCTGTCATTTTTGTTGGCCCTGCCCGAACGGGTAAAACTATTGGTCTGATTGATGGCTGGGTGGTGTACAACGTTGTCTGTGATCCGTCTGACATGCTCATCATTCAGATGACGGAAGAAAAAGCGCGCGAACACTCAAAAAAACGTCTGGCCCGAACATTTCGTGTCAGCCCGGAGGTGGCATGCCGGCTGAGTCCTTCACGCAATGACAACAACGTGCATGACCGGACTTTCCTTGCCGGGAACTACCTGAAGATAGGCTGGCCGTCTATCAACATCATGTCGTCCTCAGATTTTAAGTGCGTGGCGCTGACGGATTACGATCGCTTCCCGGAAGATATCGACGGGGAAGGGGACGGATTTTCGCTTGCTTCAAAACGTACCACCACCTTTATGTCGGCGGGGATGACGCTGGTCGAAAGTTCACCGGGCAGGGAAATCACCAATACAAAGTGGCGGAGAAAGTCACCTCACGAAGCCCCTCCCACGACCGGGATTCTGTCTTTATACAATCGCGGCGATCGTCGTCGCTGGTACTGGCCATGTCCACATTGCGGGGAATACTTTCAACCGGCCATGGAGGCGATGACAGGCTACCGGGAAACGTCTGACCCGGTAAAAGCCAGTGAAGCGGCGCATATTGATTGTCCGCATTGTAGCGGCATGATTACCGCCGACAGGAAGCGGGAACTGAACGGAAAGGGTGTCTGGTTGAGAGAGGGACAGACTATCGACCGTGAGGGCAATATCACCGGAGAAGCCCGACGCTCGCGCATTGCCTCGTTCTGGATGGAGGGACCAGCGGCGGCATACCAGACATGGGCGCAACTGGTCTACAAATTACTGACGGCGGAACAGGACTATGAGGCCACCGGCAGTGAAGAAACGCTCAAGACGGTTATTAATACTGACTGGGGGCTGCCTTATCTTCCCCGTGCAGCCAGTGAGCAGCGACGTGCTGACGTGCTGATGCTGCGGGCAGAAGACTATGGCAAACGGCTTGTGCCGCCGAAAGTCCGTTTTCTTCTGGCGTCGGTGGATGTGCAGGGTGGGAAGAAGCGCCGTTTTGTCGTCCAGATCACCGGGTACGGTGAAAACGGCGAACGCTGGCTGGTGGACCGCTATAACATCCGCCAGTCCCTGCGTTGTGATGAAAATGGTGAGGCACAGCAGGTGCATCCCGGATCCTATCCGGAGGACTGGCAACTGCTCATCACGGATGTCCTCGAAAAAAACTATGCGTTGCAGTCAGACCCTTCGCGACGGATGCCCATTCTTGCAATGGCTGTCGACAGCGGCGGGGAAGATGGGGTAACGGATAACGCCTATAAATTCTGGCGCCAGTGTCGTCGTGACGGACTGGGTAAACGGGTTTACCTGATAAAAGGTGACAGCACCCGACGCCAGAAAATCATTACCAAAACGCACCCTGACAACACAGGCCGAAGCGATCGCCGGGCGGATGCGCGTGGTGAGGTTCCGGTATATCTGTTGCAGACAGACCTGCTAAAAGATCAGCTCAGTAACAACCTTGAGCGTGAAACACCCGGTGCCGGGTATATCCATTTTCCTGACTGGCTGGGGGAGTGGTTCTACGAAGAACTGACCTACGAAGAACGCGGTACGGACGGAAAATGGCGCAAGCCCGGAAAAGGCAATAACGAAGCCTTTGACCTTTTCTGTTATGCCCATGCCGTCGCTGTCCTGCGTGGTTATGAAAAAATCCGGGACTGGGAACAGCCCCCGGCATGGGCAGCCGCTCAGGAGAGTAATTCAAACATCATTGACGGGGATCGCCCCAGGGAGATTGCTGTGAAAAAAGCGGTACCTGTACGTTCGTCTCCTGTTTCTGTAACTGAACAGCCCAGCCCGCTTTCTGGTGGCTGGCTGGGTGTCAGTGACAACGGAGGCTGGCTGTGACGAAATCAGAAATTCAGCAGATGCTGGTAACTGTGCGCCAGGCTTACCGGGATTCTCTGGACGGTAAAAGCGTGTCATTCACGGGGGTTAATGGCCGGGCAATTACCAACCATGACCCCAAAGCCCTGCGTGACGAGCTTGAATACTGGGAAAGGCGCTGGCGCGCTGTCTCAAACCGCAGCGGCTCGTTCAAACTTGCTAACTTTCTGTAAGGCAAATCATGGGATTTTTTGAAAAGGCACTGGGCGCAATATCGCCCGGGTGGGCGGCATCACGCGCACAAAACCGACTCAGACTCAGAGCCTATGAGGCAGCAAATCCGACTCGTCTGCATAAGGGGAAACGTGAATCCCGGTCAGCGGACACCGCTGTATTTGCAGCCGGTACTTCATTACGAGAGCAGGCCCGCTGGCTTGATGAAAACCATGATCTGGTGATTGGTCTTTTTGACAAGATGGAGGATCGGGTTATCGGTGCTCACGGGATCCACGTTGAACCGCAGCCGCTTGATCTTGAGGGTAATCTTCACTCTGAGTTTGCTGGTCAGTTATCCGCGCTCTGGGCGGAATGGTCGGTTCGTCCGGAAGTGACCGGGATGTTTACCCGTCCGGAAGCAGAGCGGCTTTTGTTACGTTCAGCACTGCGTGATGGTGAAGTGTTTTCACAGATGGTGCGGGGAAATGTAGCCGGTTTGCAGCATTCAACCCAGGTACCGTTTTCTCTTGAACTGCTGGAGGCGGATTTTGTTCCGTTTAACCTGAACAGTACCTCCGGGCAGCAGATCCGCCAGGGGATTATTGTCAATGCCTGGGGTCGACCGACGGGCTACAGAGTTTATAAGAACCATCCTGCCAGTTTTGCGGGACTCAATGCTGATTTAAAAACTGTTTCGGCTGACAGCATGCTGCACCTGGCTATGCGTAAACGGCTTCATCAGTTAAGGGGGATCAGCCTCATCCATGGCGTGATCACCCGGCTCTCCGATATTAAGGATTATGAAGAGAGTGAGCGCGTGGCGGCACGTATTGCGGCGGCGCTGGGTTTCTATATCAAACGTGGGGATGCTCAGTCTCTTGATACAGAAACCGAGTTTTCAACACCGGGTGGACAGCGCCATTACGATATTGCGCCGGGGATGATTTATGACGAGCTAAAGCCAGGCGAGGATCTGGGCATGGTGGAGTCGAATCGCCCGAATGTTCATCTGTATGAGTTCAGGAACGGTCAGATGCGCGCTGTGGCGGCGGGGACACGTGGCAGTTATTCCAGCATCGCGCGGGATTACAACGGCACCTACAGTTCACAGCGGCAGGAGCTGGTAGAAAGTTTTGAAGGTTACAACGTTCTGCAGCAGTGGTTTGTTGGGCAGCAAAGCCGTCCTGTATACCGAAACTGGCTGGCAATGGCGTTGCTCAGCGGCGTTACCATCCCCAAAGATGTCGACAAAAAATCCCTTTACAACGCGCTCTATCTTGGGCCAGTCATGCCATGGATTGATCCGGGAAAAGAGGCTGCTGCCTGGAAGGCAATTGTCCGTGGGGGGGCTGGCACAGAAGCCGAATGGACGCGCGCACGTGGTCAGAATCCGCAGGAGGTGAAACGTCAGCGTCTCCGGGAAACCCAATTCAACCGAGAAAACGGGCTGGTGTTCGACTCAGACGCCGCCAACGATAAAGGAGTGCTCCCTGATGCAGCAAATGATAAGCCCGCCCCGTCACGGGACGATGATTAACCCCCGCGCCAGTGTGGCTGGTATCGATGCCGCAAACGGTCAGTGCTGGTATGAGATTCGCGCACTGGCTGCAGGGCGTGTGGAAATATTTCTCTATGACGTGATCGGCGGCTGGGGGATTACTGCTCAGCAGTTCGTCTCCGACTGTAAGGAGGCCGGGGTGTTTGAGGCCAGCGCCGTCGATCTGCATATCCACAGCCCGGGCGGCGATGTGATGCAGGGATTTGCCATCTTTAACACCTTGTCCCGTCTGAAGGCGAAGCTGGATATCTGGGTGGACGGCGTGGCTGCCAGTATGGCTTCAATGATTGTCTGCCTGCCCGGTGCCACGGTGCATATGCCGGAAAACGCCTGGCTGATGGTACACAAGCCGTGGGGCGGGATCGCCGGGGATTCCGATGATATGCGTGATTACGCTGCCTGGCTTGATCGTAATGAAGCGCTGATGCTCAGTGCCTACATGAACAAGACCGGGCTGGGGCAGGAAGAACTGGAGGCGATGCTGAAAGCTGAAACCTGGCTTAATGGCGCGGAGGCGGTGGAAAAAGGTTTCGCTGACACGCTTGAACCAGAACTGCAGGCCGCGGCCTGTGTGAATCAAAATAAACTGAAGGATTACCAGAATATGCCAGAACAGATGAAAAACCTTTTTGGGCCGCGTGCCGAAGCCCCTGCAAGTCAGCCGCAACCCGCACAAAATCCGGCGCCGCAGGCCGCAAATAACCCACCGGCACAGCAACCCGCCCAGCAACCGCTGGCAGGAAATATCGACATTACCGCGCTGGCCGCCCAGCTCCAGCAGCAGATGCAGGCGGCGAATACTGAACGAGTAAGCGCAGTTTCTGCTGTGTTTGATGCGTTTCCTGCTTTCGGCTCGCTGAAAGCAGAATGCATCACGGATATTTCCTGCTCAGCGGAACAGGCCCGCACCAAATTGCTCAATGCGCTGGCGGCAGGGACTACTCCGAGTGCCGGTCCGGGTGCAGTTCACATCCATGCGGGTAACGGGAATATTGTTGGTGATTCCATTCGTGCGGCGGTGATGAACCGTGCGGGTTATGCGCAGGCGGAAAAAGATAACGCCTACAACGGGTATACCCTGCGCGAACTGGCCCGCGCCTCGCTGGTGGATCGTGGTATCGGTATTTCTGGTGTCGGTACCGCACAGGCGATGGTTGGGCTGGCGTTCACCCACAGCAGCAGCGATTTCGGCAATATCCTGATGGATGTGGCGCATAAGGCGGCATTGCTTGGCTGGGATGAGGCCAGCGAAACATTCGAACAGTGGACCCGTAAAGGCACACTGACCGATTTCAAAACCGCGCACCGCGTTGGCCTGGAATCACTGGCATCGCTGCGTAAGGTTCGCGCCGGGGCGGAATATAAATATGTCACCATTAAAGATCGCGGTGAGCCGATTGCACTGGCCACCTATGGTGAGCTTTTCAGCATTGACCGCCAGACTATCATCAACGACGACCTGGATATGCTGACGCGTATCCCGCAGGCAATGGGGCTTGCTGCGCGAGCCACTGTCGGCGATCTGGTCTGGGCTGTACTGACCAGCAACCCGAAAATGTCGGACGGTAAGCCGTTGTTCCACGCCGATCATGGCAACCTTGTTGCAGCCGATCTGAGTATTGAAGGGCTGGATACTGCACGTAAGGCAATGCTGCTGCAAAAATCCGGCGATCGTCGTCTGAATATTCGTCCGGCCTACATGCTGACGCCAGTGGCAATTGAGTCACGGGCAAACCAGCTGATTAAGTCCGCCAGCGTACCGGGCGCAGACGCGAACAGCGGGATCGTTAACCCGATCCAGAACTTTGTGACAGTGGCTTCTGAGGCCCGCCTGGATGACAGCAGCCCGACGGATTTTTATCTGACTGCTGCGCAGGGGCGCGACACCATTGAAGTGGCCTATCTGGACGGTATCGACACGCCATATCTGGAACAGCAGCAGGGCTTTACTGTAGACGGTGCCGCATTCAAGGTGCGCATTGATGCGGGTGTGGCCCCGCTTGACTGGCGCGGGCTGGTTAAAGTCACCAAAAAATAACGACCGCCGCCAGGCGGTTTTTTTATCCCTGAAGGCGGCGCTGGTCGCCTTTTCCTTTTATGGAGAAAAAACATGGCGAATAACTATCAGCAGGACGGTACCACACTGGATTATCACAATGCGGGTGTTGATGCCGTTTCATCCGGTGCGCTGGTGACGGTCGGCGGAATTGCCGGGGTGGCACACAGCGATATTCCTGCTGGCGAGTGGGGAACACTGCATATGGCCGGTGTTTTTGTGCTGCCTAAAGCGGCAGAAGAAATTGCGGCAGGCCAGAAACTGTATCTGGCTGCCGGCAAGCTGACGGTGGCAAAAGGCGATGATGCAACGCCAAACCCGGTTGTTGGTTCCGCCTGGGGAGCCGCTGAGGCGGATGATGCTGATGTTGCCGTCCGCCTGGGGTTCTGATGAGCCGGTTCCGGGAGCGTTTGGCTAAAGCAGATGCCCGGATTGACCGGGCGTTTGCCGAAGAAGTCCCTGCATGCCTGCAAATGGGTGAAGGCCCGCGTCTGGTGACCGTGATTTTTGAATCACCGGATGCGCTGTCGGGTGTACCGGGCGGCGGGGAAATTCAGAACCATTCCCCGGCGTTCAGTGCAATGACTGCGGATATTTCCGGTCTCGAAAAACATGACGGTGTGGTTATCAATACCATCCCTTACCGGGTGACACATATCGGCACGGATGAAGAAGGGCGGACCCGCGTCACGCTGGCATATGGGGAACCCGGCAAAACACAGCCTCAGATCGATAAATGGAGCTGATATGGCGCGGGAGTCTCGACTGCGGCGGGATTTACCCGTCGATATTGATGTGGATGTTATCTGGCGAATTGCGGACAGTATCGGTGCGACGCAAAAACAGTTCCGTGCAGCATACTCGCGCGCGCTCAGACGTACTGCCGCCACGCTGCGAAAGAAAGCGATGGCGGATCTGAAAGACGGGCTGGCCCCACGCAGTATGGATCTGGTCCGGCGCCGTCTGCTGTCTTTTCGTCTGGACAGGGGATCACAACTGGATAATTTCCGGCTCTGGTTCGGGCTGAATGCCATTAAGGTGAAAGACCTTAAAGGACGAATCAACGGGCGGCTGCGACCGCACCATACCCGGCGTGACCGCAACACGGGGCGTTTTATTAAAGCGCGCCGCCAGGCAGAAAACGCTGGATTTTCCCCGAAAGGTAATCTGCTGAGCGAACGGTCGTTTGAAAACGGGGAGGTGTCCCGTTCAAAACGGGATAATCGCCGGACGGTGGTTATTCGCGATCCCCAGACCCGCCGGACACGCGAAGCAGAAATAGATATCTACGAACCGATGCTGAACTACATCGAGGACAACGCATTTGCGGAAGCGATGGAGATTTTTATGCATCACTTTGAAACCGACATTCGCGGGCGCGTAAAAGCCCGTATTTCTGTCTGAGGTAACGAACGATGGCCGAGCCACTGTTGCTGGGGCGGTATCACGATGCTGTGACTGACGCATTAAAAAAAATCGGATGGGTGCGTGATGCCGGTGCGTATCCGGAAAGAAATGTTCCCCGCTTTTCGGGCCTGACCACGCCCGCGGTGTATTTCTCGATTAACAGCTGGGAACAGGGTGGAGGTAATGAGGGGCAACTGAGCGTTAATTTAACCTGTGATCTCTTCGTGGTGGTGGATGCCGCCGGATCGGGTGTGAGTCAGCCTGAGATTTTTGTCAGAACCGCTGCGGCCGATATTACCCAGTGGATTGACGGGCAGCAGTTTGGTCTGGGCCATATTGAGCCTGCGGTATTCACCACGGCTGAACGTGATGAGTTTGATCCGCGAATGGATGATTATCTGGTCTGGCGTATTTCATTCACCCAGGCGGCTGCATTTGGTACTGACCCCTTTGCACACAATGGCATGCCTCTGCAGCAGGCCTGGCTGGGTGCTGCACCTGATACGGGCCGTAATCACGTGGATGACTATCAGCTTATCTGGGAGGCTCAGCCCGATGAGTGATATAGAAGGCGACCTGCAGCGCAGACTGGCGAACCTTGTCCGGCGCGGTGTTATCCATTCCGTCAGGCACGATCGCATCCCAAAATGCCGTGTGGATTTGGGGGATATCATCACGACCTGGCTGCCGTTGTGCCAGGGGTTTTCCGGAGCTAACCGGGCGGATTCAAATCCTTATGCCGTGGGGGATGCGGTTACGGTCCTGTCCGAAGCCGGAGAGCTCAACAACGGACGGGTGTTTCCCGGCTGGAACACAGGAAAGCTGCCGGTGCCGGAAGGAAGTGACAGCGAGCACATTACCCGTTACAGCGACGGGACCGAGATCCGTTATGACAGGAACGCGCATGCCCTGACGATTACGCTGGCTGATGGTGGAACCTACAAAATTGTCGGTAAAGGCACGCTGGATGGTCCGGTTGAAATTACGGATACCCTGACAGTTCAGGGCAAAACCTGGATTAATGCTGACACGTCGGTTGCAGGGAATATCGGGGCGTCAAAGGAGATAACGGATAAATCCGGCAGCATGAGCAAGATACGTGAAGTATTTAACAACCACGATCACCGCGGCGACAGCGGCGGGCTCACAGATAAACCTAATCAGAAAATGTGACCTGCTGCGGCAGGTTTTTTTATCCCTGGAGAAAAAACATGTCTCAGTTACATGGCGTTGAAACTATTGAACTCACCTCGGGTACGGTGGCGGTTACCACGATTCAGACCGCCATTATCGGCCTGGTGGGAACGGCACCTGATGCGTCGGGGGGAACCGCCGCATCGGGATCATCCGGTACACCCATTCTCGATAACGTTATCGACTTCACTGCAACCATTAAGGGGCGGGAAGGCAATGTCATCAATGTCGCTGCGCTGGCCGGACAGCCGGCAGCCGAAAATCCTGCTGCGGTTGTGACGTCAGCAAGCTGGGATCCTGAATCGCTGACACTAAAAATCACGCTGGGTTGTGATGAACACGGTGTTATCACGGCTAAACCCGGAGACGTTGCTGAGGCTGTCGGTGGTGTTGATGGCGCAAAAGTCAGTGCGAGCGGGCGCGGTGACGGGATTGTCCAGCCCTTCAGCCTGCAATTAGCGGGGGGTGAAGATGAACCCTTTCCACTCAATACGCCGGTGGCGGTCGTCGGCACCACGCTGTTATCCCGCCTGGGTGAAAAAGGTACGCTGAAACAGGCACTGACAGACATTAACGATCAGCGTAATGCGCTGACGGTGGTGGTGCGTGTGGCAGATGAAAACGATGTGGCAAAACGACGCGCTGCAGTACTGAAGGGGATCGGCACCCTGTCTTCAGCGAAATCTGTTACCACGTACCAGCCGCGTATTGTGATAGCGCCGGGATTCAGTGAGGACGATGCGGTTGGTAAGGGGCTGGAAACCGTGGCCGGGAAATTGCGCGCCGTTGCATATGTTGACTGCGCCTCCGGTGCGACGCTGCAGGAAGTGGTACAGCGTCGCCAGTCCTATGGCGCACGAACTGAACTGTTGCGCCCGCGGGTCCAGGCAAGCGATGCAGATGGCCAGCTGGTTTATCGGCCTTACTCTGCGTTTGCTGCCGGGTTACGCGCCCGCATCGACTTTGAAAAAGGCTGGTGGTGGAGCAAGTCGAACCAGGACATCAACAACATCCTCGGTGTTGAGCAGATCGATGAATTTATCCTCGGGGATGAGAACTGCGATGCAAACCTGCTCAACATGCAGAACGTGTCCACCATTATCCGCCGGGCGGGTTTTAAACACTGGGGGAACCGTCTGTGTGCAACCAATCCACAGTGGCGTTTTGAATCTGTCCGCCGTACTGCTGATGTTATTGAGGACAGCATTCAGGAAACCATGCTGGAGTATGTTGACCGCCCACTGGACCGGGAAAATGCGGATGACATTATCGGTACCATCAATGCCTATATGCGGCAACTGGTCGGTCTTGGCGCCATATTCGGTGGGCGGGCCTGGCTGGATGAAGAACTGAACACCGCGGAAACCATGGCGTCGGGTGTCCTGTACATCAATTATGACTTTGGTCCGAAATCGCCGACTGAACTTATCAGCCTGCGCGTCCGGGTGAACAATAACTATGCGCTTGAGGAGATGCTTGCAGCATGAGCGATAAAAACACACTACGCGTCTGGACCTTCTTCCGGCAGGGGATCCGTATTCAGGGGGCGCATGAATTTACGCCGCCGTCTCTGGCTATTGTTAAAACGGATTTGCGTACCGGCGCACAGGATGCGCCCACCCCGGTTGATGACGGCATGGAAGCACTGGCCTGTCAGGTTAAATTTTATGGGATAGATACGGATATGCTGGCCAGCTTTGGTTTTGTCAGCGGCAGCCGTTCACGCTTTACGGCTTATCAGGGCTATCTCGGTAACGGCACTGCGCGCGGTACGGTTGAGGAAATCGAGGGGTTTGTACAGACCGTCACGCCGGATGCGCGCAGTAAGGACACGCTTTCCGAAAATGCCGTGACGGTTGATATTGCCGTCAGCTACTACCGTCAGTCACTGGACGGGCGCGAACTGTTCGCCATCGACACAGAGCGTTTCGCCCGCCGGGTGAATGGCGTTGATGTGCTTTCTGGCCTGGCTGCCAAAGTGCGTCTCTGATTTTACTGTTATCCCACCACTGTAACGGCCTGCGGGCCGTTTTTTATGGAGCATCCTATGAGCTTTCCTGGTGAAACCCGCGTTATAAAACTGTATTCCCCCGTATCACTTGATAATGGGGTCGTGATCAATGAAGTCACCATGCGTGAACCGCTGGTTCGCGATCGCATCACTCATGCCAAAGACCGCGGCAACGAAGAAGAGAAAGAAGCCCGCATGATTGCGCTGCTGTGCAATCTCAGTGAACAGGATCTCTGGCTGATGACGGCGGCAGATTACTCACAGCTGCTGGATGCCTTTAACGTTTTTATGCTCCCGCCCGCGAAGCGACCGAAGGTGGGCTCCTCCGGGCAATAAGATTTCTGGGGCGGCGACTGCATTTTCCGATGGCGGAATACCTCGATATGCCGTTCAGCACTTTCTCTGATTTTTTGACCGACGAACTGGAGACGATAAACCGTGGGCGGAATAAGCCAGAACCTTAAGGCCGTCATTACCTTTGGCGGAAACCTGGATAATTCATGGAAACGATCTGCAGATGGTCTGCAAAAAAGCCTGAAAGATGTCGGAAAGCAGTCTGAACGACTGACAAAAGACCAGACCAGACTGGCAGCAGAAATCAAACGCGCCAAACTGGCCGGTGAAAGCCTGGGAGATTTGAAGCGCCGCTATACCGATGTTTCCAGGGAAATCCGCAAAACGGAGGCGGAGCAGCAGAAACTGAATGTACAGATGCAAAAAGCACAGCGCATTCAGGCGTTCAAGGGTGCCGGTAAAGGTCTGTTCCGGCGCGGTCTGGGGATCGCTGGCCAGGTGGGCGGGATGTTTGGATCCGGGCTGGCTATTGGCGGTGGCGGTGTAGTGGCTTCAGCACTTGGCACACTGATAGCGCCAGCCGCCACCAATGCTGAAACGGCAACCCGCACTAATGTCGCAAAAAGTTACGGCGTGGACGTGGCCACATTTAATGCCTGGGATTCTCTGGCGAAGCAGTACGACATGAATGCGGAAAACATTGGCGATCTCTTTGAAGAGTATCTGCACAAATCCGGGGAGTATAAGCAGAACGGTAAGCAGGGCTCGCTGCAGGATGCGTTTGAAACGCTCGGTTTCAAAGCGGGGGATTTTGCCGGGCTCAGCGATATGGCGCAGTTCGACAAAATTGTTGAACGGGCGCTCAGCCTTCAGGACGAGTCAAAAGCTTCCTTCGCACTGGATTCCCTTTTTGGCGGGGAAGCGAGCAAACTGCTGATGCTTATCAAGCAGTCTGGCCGGAGCTATCGCGACCTGATGGACGAACAGCGGCGCTACAACCTTGTGACCAAAGAGGGAGCTGATGGGGCGGTTGCGGGTAATCAGGCTATCAATAATCTCCGCACTGTTTTCTCTTCTGCGGTCGCAGAAATTTCCGGGCAACTGGGAAATGAACTGGCGCCGGATATCCGTAACCTGACGAATGATCTTGCCGACTGGTTCAAAGGTGGCGGGATCAAGCGCATTGTGACTTTCCTGCGAAATGACCTTTATCCCGGTGTTCTGTCGTTCGGGCAGGGGGTGGTTTTTGTCGGCAAAATTATTTATGCACTGGCTAAAAAGCTGTCCTGGCTGCTTCCGGATGACCGTAATGACCAGCGTGACGTCCTCAAAACGCTTGCGGCAAATGGGGTAGAAAGAGCGCGTTTCAGGGCCAGCCAGAATGGACAGGGGGAATGGTTTGACCAGCAACTGAAAGAGCGTCCGGACCTGCCGCAAAAAGTTAAGCACTCCTGGGAATCCACCCGGGGATTGTTTGGCTTTGATTCTGATGATGAAACATTTAACAAATCGCTTGATAAATATCTGTCACCTGAAGGCGGCGATTCGCTTTTAAACTGGAATGCGGCGCTACAGCAAAACAAGGACCATGTCGCACAAACCGTTAAAGAGGAACCGGAAAGCAGTGCCGGAGCCTGGGATAATTACGCGCATGAGCCGGTAACATCTGCCAGTCAGTGGGAAAGAGAACCATCAGGGCTGACGTACAGCCAGGGGAAAGGAGAAAGCGCCCGCGCAGGGGATAAGTATCCGAATGCTCCCCTTCTTCCCGCCGGGCAGCAGGACAGGAATGTTACTACAACAGACAGTTCACCTGCTGAGCCGCTGATTCAGAAAGACGAGAGCACGGGCGGTTACTGGGAAAGTCTGCTTCAGAAAATGGATGTACTGGATAAGCAGCCGCCATCACGGCAGATAACCGATAACCGTAAATTTGAGTACCACTTCGAAATTAATGCCGCGCCGGGACAGGATGAGAAAGCCATTGCCGATGAAGTGACCACGGTGACGAAAAACAATGCAGCCTTTAATGGTGATAACAGCCTTCTGGATGGGGGACTTGTCTGGTGAGTGAAATTATCCCGATATTTGAAGATTCCGGCCAGCGCAGTACAGGCGCATTACGGGGTGGGCAGGAAGCCCGTGTGATGATGATGCTGGGGAGTTTCGCCTTTTCGATTGATACAACGGCTTATCATCAGCTCACCCGTGAGGCCAGCTGGCGCTGGAGTGAACAGGAACGCATAGGAAAACAGGACCTTCTTCAGTACACCGGAAAGCCTGGCCGTACCGTCAGGCTTGAAGGGCAGTCTCACGCCTTTTTCCGTAAAGGGGTGGAAGGGGTGAATGATTTATTTGATCTTGCCGAACAGGCGAAACCTCAGCAGCTTGTCAGCGGAGAAGGCGATGTGCTGGGTTGGTGGGTGGTGACCGACTTTTCAGACACGACGAGTAAGTTTTTACCGGGTGGCGGTCACCGAAATAAAAACTGGACGATGACACTAAAACACTATGCCGACGATCTATCAAACCCGTGACGGAGATGTACTGGATGCAATTTGTGCCGTGCATTACGGTACTGAAAATCTTTCAGACTCAGTGACTCAGGTTCTTGAAGCCAATCAGGGGCTGGCGGATCAGGGGGCTATGTATCCTTCCGGCCTGTATATCACACTGCCGGATCTGGTGACGCCCGTAGCGGAATCGCCATTCAGTTTATGGGATTGATATGGCAGATCAGACAGCGATGCCGGAATATGCGCCGGCCTTCAGCATTCAGGCCGAAGGGAAAGATATAACCCGGGTGCTGCAACAATGCCTGAGTGAACTGACCCTGACGGATTATGGTGGGGCAACAGCGAAAGCCGATGAACTGAAAATCAGCCTCATCTCTGAAACGCTGGCGCTTCCCACTAAAGGTGCCCGGCTTCGGGTTGCTCTGGGATTCAATGACCAGCTGATCGATAAAGGCTGGTTTGTTGTCAGTGGTGTCTCGAGCAGCGGCCCGCCAAGGCGTATTGAGCTTTATGCGACCGCCGCGCCGATGAACGCCCAGAAACAACCCGGAGATGTGACAAGCCAGAAAACCCGGAGCTGGGATAACCTTCGCCTTGCCGATATTGTCAAAACAGTGGCCACCGATAACGGGCTTATTCCCCGCGTGGCCGACGCGTTGAAAGATATTCGTATCAACCATATTGATCAGGTGGCGGAATCCGATGCCAACCTGCTCGCAAGGCTTGCGCGTGACTACAACGCAGTGAGTAAACCATCTGGAGGTTACTGGCTTTTTTTGCAACAGGGAGCCACGGCAACGGCTTCAGGGAAACAGACTGGCGGGATCACCATCACACCGGATGAAGTATCAAACTGGTCCTACAGTGAAGGTGAGCGGGGGAGTTCGACGGGGAAAGCTACGGGGAGCGGAGGAAAAGCCAAAGAGAAAATCGGTGTGCGTTATTACGACGAGGAGGACGGCACGACAAAGACCTCCTCCGTTGAACATGATGGCCCGGCGATGACCAATCCCTATACCCAGTCGGAGAAAAACACCGCCGAGCAACAGGCAAAATCCAGGAAAACACAGGCGAAGCGTAACGAGCAGAAAATGACGCTCACGGGGCCATGTCGCCCTAAACATGTTCCGCTGACAGCAGAAGCAAGTGTGTCGACTTCCGGTTTTGGCTCCCGTGAGGATCGGACCTGGGTGGTTGAGTCTCTGGTATTTTCTCTGACGTCAGCGGGATTCAGCTACACCTACAACCTTGTCGTGGATATTCGTAAACCCGCAGCGGCTTCGAAAAAATCAGAAAAGCAGGACAAAAAAGGCCCGTCTTACTTCGGTTAACCCTTACGCCATCAGGCGACTCAGCAACGGAATTTAAACATGAACGGTGTAAACAACCGGACCGGAAAACGCCTGTCCGGCGTCGCCCATTTGCGCCAGTCCGTCAGCGACATACTGACTACCCCCATCGGGAGCCGGGTTCTTGTCCGTGACTATGGCAGCGATCTGTTTTCGCTGGTGGATAACCCACGGGATGATTTGACCCGGCTACAAATAATCGCCGCGTCTGCGACCGCACTGGCCCGGTGGGAGACGCGGCTGAAGGTAACACGTGTGCTTGTTTCCTTTCCTGAAGGGGAGTCCGGCTGTGTGCTGGATATCGAGGGGATCAACAAGGAAACCAATTTACCTGTCAGAACGGGAGACATAACGATTTATGGCAAGCAGCTATGACGTGATCAACCTGTCCGAACTGGACGTACCGGATGCCATTGTGGTGCCGGATGCGACTGAAATCTTCACCCGGTGGCTGGCGCGCCTGCGGGAACTTGATAAGCAGTTTGATGCGCTGGTGGAATCCGATCCAACGTTTAAACAGGGGGAGGTGAATGCCTACCAGCTGACACTTGCGTTTCAGCGGGTTAATGATGCCGTGCGGGCGGTATTTCTCGCGAGTGCAAAAGAGGCAGACCTTGACCAGATAGGTGCTGCATTCAACGTTAAACGGCAGGTGATTAAGCCCGGCGATCCGCTTGCCATCCCGCCAGTGGAGCCTGAACTGGAAGACGATGCGGCATTTCGTGAACGTATCCAGCTTTCATGGGCGCAACTGAATACAGCAGGCGCGCGTAACGCATACCGCTTTCATGCGAAGTCTGCCGATACGGATGTGCTGGATGCAGATGCCTATGGGCCGGAAACCCATAACCGGCCCGGCTACGTTGATGTCTATGTCCTGTCCCGTACCGGGGATGGGACAGCGGGACAGCCCCTGCTTGATAAGGTTAACAGCACACTGAATGCGGATGAAATCCGCCCGTTAACGGACTATGTGACGGTAAAAAGTGCCACGATTGCAAACTATGCCGTTACGGCGGAGCTGGAGATCCCGGAAGGACCTGACGCCAGTACGGTGCTGAATAATGCCATCGATGTTTTACGGTCATACACCATGCTTTCCCATCGGATAAAAACTGTCATCCCGCTGTCCGCCATTTATGCCGCGCTGCAGCAATCCGGTGTGGTACGGGTAAGGCTGATTTCTCCGGTGACAGATCTGGAAGCGGAAGCGGGTAAAGCCCCGTGGTGTACCGCCATTAATGTCACCCGCAGGGAGGTAAGCAGCAATGACGGCTAAGTTTCGATCTCTGCTTCCTCCAGGCGCATTTCATGAAGAGCGGGCGCAGGAGCAGGCCAGCGCTGAGCAAATCGCCACCCTCGATACCAACATGGTGCGCAAGTCCAAAAATCCTGACACCTGTCCGGCGCATCTTCTCCCCTGGCTGGCCTGGGAGCATGCCGTTGATTTCTGGGATGACGGCTGGACAGAGGCGCAGAAGCGACAGGTGATAAAAGATGCCGCTTATGTTCATCAGCGCAGGGGAACGGCCGGGGCGGTACGCCGTTCTCTCGGGTCTGTGAACCTGCCCACGACCGTGGTTGAGTGGTGGGAAGACACGCCGTGCGCTGAACCTTACACCTTCCGGATCGAAGTACAGAGCAGTGAGGGGGTCAGCGACGCTCTCTATCATCAGATCCGCCAGCTCACCGATCGGGCCAAGAACCTGCGCAGCTATCTGAGCAGAATCGATGTGATGGCGAATGTGGGTATGGACGGGGCTTTTTATATTTCGGGTGCGACAACAGCGCATATCGATGTGGACATTTTTGCCGGGGAATCTCATGGCTGATTACTACTCAATTATCACTAACCGGGGCAAGGAACTGGAGGCGGAGGCGCTGGCCAGTGGTCGCCTGATTGTACTGACTCACTTTGTGGTGGGGGACAGTAATGGCAAGCAGGTAAAACCCGATCCGGCACAAGTCCGGTTGAACAATGAAACGTACCGGGGCGATATCGCTGAGCTGGTGGTGTCCCCGGAACAGTCCACGCAGTTAATGGCGAAAATCGTCCTGCCGACCGGGGTTGGTGGATTCACCGTTCGCGAAGTCGGTTTAATGACTGACGCCGGAGAGCTTTACGCGGTGGCAAACTGCCCCTCGATCGATAAGCCGGTTGGTGGTGTCAGCGTAAATATGCAGTTTCGTCTGGCGGTATCAGATACCTCAAATATCACACTGAATGTTGCAACAGGCGACGGCTTATTCCTGCGCATTGACCAGAACCTGAAAGAGATAAAAGCGCGGGGCGCGGAAGCACAAAAAACATCGCGTGAATCCATTGGTGTCCTCGATGGCACGACACAGCAAAGAGGGCTGGTTCAACTTAACAGCGCGGTGAACAGCACCAGTGAAACGCAGGCTGCCACCCCTGCGGCAGTTAAGATCGTAATGGATAATGCGAATGCGCGACTGGCTAAAGACCGAAACGGCGCTGATATACCGAATGTCGCATTATTTCTACAAAACCTTGGTTTGGTAGAAACGATAAATCGCGCGGCTGGATCACTGCAAAAAGACCAGAACGGCGCGGATGTTCCACAACCTGATTGGTTCGTGCGTAATATCGGTGCGGCACGAGCATTTAGCAGTTTTGTAAGCATTGGTGGAGGCGGAAACTGGACGACACCGGAATTTATTGTCTGGCTTGAAAATCAAGGGGCATTTAATCATCCGTACTGGATGTGTAGAGGTTCGTGGTCTTACGGTGATAACCGAACTATCACTGATACAGGGTGTGGAAATATCCAGTTATCCGGCGCAGTTGTTGAGGTTATGGGCGAACGTGGTGCGATGACCATTCGTGTCACAACAGCAACTACTTCAACGGGTGGTGTTGTAAATGCGCAGTTCACTTACGTCAGCCATGGTGATGGGTATTCACCGGGCTGGCGCAGAGATTTGAAACGCTCAGGCGACACAATGCTCGGTGAACTGAAAATCCATGGAGCTAATGCCCTGAGGATATTTGATGAACAACGAGGCCTGATTTTCCGACGTTCGGAAGAGAGCCTGCATCTTATCCCCACGCTGGAAAATCAGGGGGAGAATGGCGATATCGGCCCACTGCGCCCACTCAGTATTAATCTGAGAACGGGTGAGGTTATGATGGAACATAAATTACTCGCCAGCGGTGGTGCTCAGATTAGCAGCTCACTGGGTATTGGGGTTGATAATGTCCTGGGCGAGAATTCAATTGTTTTGGGTGACGCTGATACCGGTTTAAAACAGAACGGCGACGGTGTACTTGATAGTTATTCCAATGGTCGTCAGGTGATGAGAATTGTTCCTGATGCCGTGCAGGTATTTGGTTGGACTGGCAGTTGGATAGACTTGCGCAGGCAGCCTTGTTTTACCAACGTTACACCTGTGGACAATGACGGCGCGTCGGCAATTGTCAGACAGGAACATCATGACAGACACTTCATAATTGGCGGGCTGGGTAATAATCAGTTCGGCATTTACATGATTAATAAGTCCCGCACAGCAAATGGAAGTGATGGGCAGGCCTTCATGAATACTGACGCGGATTGGGTATGCGGCAATCGGGTTTTGCCAGGCAACTACGAAAACTTTGATGCTCGTTATCAGCCTAAAGATAATTACGCAACTCAAGCGTGGGTATCGCAAAACTTTGTCCAAAATATCCGACAATCAGGCGTGGCTTATATTGACGCAGAGAAAAACTCAGGTCAGCGCCTGGTGCCAGCCGGAGGTGTGCTAATTGGCTCTCAGGTCAATGGGGAATGGGACAACAACGAGGGGTTTTATTACACCTGGATTCAGCAAAATATCAACGGTAACTGGCTCACAATTGGACGGGTATAAGAATGCAGTTTTTTAAAAGATTTACTCGCTATCATCCTGTGGAAGGTGAACAGGCTGAATTAGCAGAAAAGCACAACGTAATGTTTTTGCGGGCAGAAGATGGAACGGACTGGTATGAAGCACAGAAGAAATTTTCCACAGATACAATGAAACTTGTCATTGATGACGAGGGAATTATACGCTCTTTTTCCCGTGATATAACGACGCTTTGGCCAGTCGACAAAAGTGTTGCAGAGGTGGAGTACACCACGTCATTCGATGACGTTTGGATCGATGGCGGCTGGCAGTATCGGGACGGGAAAGTATCTCCTCGTGTTTATACGCAGGCAGAGTTAGTAGAGCAGGCCGAAAGAAAAAAATCCAGCCTGCTGGCAGAGGCTATGGCGGTAATTGCTCCGCTTGAACGGGCGGTGAAGCTGGATATTGCTACCAGTGACGAAATCGCCTCGCTTGAAGTCTGGGAGCGCTACAGCGTAATGGTGAATCGTGTAGATACTTCAAAACCTGAATGGCCTACGACACCGGATATTCAGGCCACTTAACATCTGGTGCTGTAGTTAAGTCAAGGCGGCGTAGCGCGGTACGATAAGCCCGTAACGCCGCCAGTTCCGTTTCTTCGTCGGCTGATATATCACCATCTTTTTGCGCAGCTTCAAGCCAGTCAATACGCGCTGTAGCTTTAGCCATGCGGCGGTCGCGTTCCGCTTCTGCGTCAGCCAGGTGATTGCGGATTTGCTGCAATTTTCCGTCTTTATAAAACCAGTCATCCCCCAGCGTGACGCGCAGATTATCTTTTGTTGCTGGAAGCTCAGCAACACTCAGATTAACCGGGAAAAATGCATGAATATTTGTCGAGAACGTTCTTACCGCGCCATCATCGTCATAGCCGATTTTCAGCGTCTTTGACTCATCAAATAACTCAATTACGTCATACCAGTCATTGCCTTTATCATCCTGTAAAAACAGAACGTTCTGACCATCGATAATTTTTGGTCTGTCGGTGGTATCAGGTGTATAGGGGGTGAATTTACCGAAACGCTGCATTTTAATTTACCTTTAATTAATTACATACCAGGTGTTATTCACCTGTTTTCGTGTATAACGGACGATGAAATTACCGACGTTACTGCTCCCACCAACCATATTAAAGTTGTACATGGCTGCACCATCCGTTCCTCGCGGATAGCCCCGCCCATCCCAGAATCCAACTTCAGCAGGTGCCGTCAGGTCGATATTCTGGACAAAGTTCTGTAGCACCCATGCCTGTGTTGCAACTTCAACTCCACTAACTTTTAACGGCACCGCGCTTTCAACGGAGCCGGGGAGAAAACGGAATCTATGGTCACTCCCGTTTTTGCAACACCGATTTTGACGACAAG